CCTCCACCACCGGCAACGACGAGATCCGCCTGATCTACGCCTGAGCCACGTCGCCGCGCATCCCCCACCCCCTAAGCCACGCCGCTTAGGGGGTTTTTGCTGCGATGCCGCTTACGCGAAAAGCGCCTACACTAAGCCGGTACATCCAGTAACTCATCCGAACAGCTTATGGCGTTCGTTCGCAAGAAGGTCAAAACCTTCAAGTGGCCTGTAACCATCGAAGAACCTGCTGACGGCGGCACGTTCGACTCCAGCACCTTCGACATCACCTTCAAGCGCCTGGGCCGTAAGGAGTTCGGCAAACTCAGCGAGAAGGGCGATCTGCCCCTGCTCAAAGCCGTAGTGCTCGGCTGGAACGGCATCAGCGACGAAGACGGCACCGACCTCCCCTTCTCCATCGAAGCGCTCACCGACTTCGCCGACGACCCTTATTGGGTGCGCGGTGTCCTGAAGGCGTACACCGAGACCTTCGACGGCGCTAAGTCGGGAAACTGAAGGGTGCGGCGGAGTTCTGGGTAGGCGGTAAGCAGGAAGAAGATAAGACCGAAGACGATGCCAAAGTCTTCGGTTTAGTCTTACCCGAAGACGCGAAACCCAAACCCGCCGCCCCTTACGAGGTCTGGGACGAAAACTGGGACATCGTAATGATGTTCCTAAGAATGCAGACGCAGTGGAACACCACCATGGCGGGCTACCTCGGTTTGAAATACGAGGTGCTGCTGATGCCTGGCGGCCTGATGGACCTATACTGCGTGGACGACCGCCTCGACATGCTGGAGGGCCTGCAGATCATGGAAACTGCCGCTCTCAGCGCGTTGGCTAAGGGGGAGGATAAGCAGGATGGCTAAGCAGATTGAGGATATTATCCTAAGGTTGAAGCAGGAAGGGTTTGAGAAGCTAGATAAGATAAAGGGGTCATTTAGAGAACTAAACAAGGTAACGGGCTTTACCGAAACCGACATTAGTAAACTCCGCGGCCGCCTCAACGATTTTGCTAAGGAAGCAGGCAATACCGAGGCAGTAAACAAAGGACTTATTGAAGCGTTTAAGGGCCTTAGGTCTCAAGTAGACGTAAACGGTAAGTCATACGGAGAACTTACTTCAGAAATTACACGGATGGAATCCGTGCTGCGCGGCTCTACAGCTGCTATTGATAAGCAGCGTGCAGTTCTGCTTGAGCACGCCCGTGCCGGAACCCAGAACGCTAAGTCGCTTCAGCAGCAAATAGATGGCCTGGAGCGTCTTCGTCAGCAGACACGTCCGGGCTCTGCGGCGTTTTTACAACTTAGTAAAGATATTGATCAGGCCCGTGTAAACCTAGGCCGTTTCAAAAGTGAGGCTAGTGCCGCTGCAGCTACGCTCACTCAAATTCCTGCCGCATCTCTGGAGAAGATCGCTGCTCAGATAGGCCGCCTTCAGGGCCAGATGCAGAAATTAAACATATCTTCTGATGAGTTTCTTCGTTATCAACAACGTATAGCGCTTATTGGCACTGTCAGAACTCGCACTGAAGGTAGGCAGCAGGTTCGCGCACTTAACGCGATGTTTGAAAGCGAGCAGTACGCTCAATTTGCGGAAGGGCGTGCGGCTAATTTAGAACTGCCCGACACTCTTGCGGGCATACGGCTGCGCATAAGTGAAATAAATGCGGAACTTGAAAATATTACTGGTTACGAGCGCCGCCGCGCACTTACCGTCGAACTTAAGGATCTAAATAGGCAGCTAAAGAACGCTATTGTAGACGTTGTAACGCAAGAAGACCTTGCGCTCCAGCGGCTGCGTGCTCGTGTAAACGCACAGCGAGAAGTAAACCAAGCCAGCGGTTTCCGCGCTTTTTCGCAACAAGTTGGTGCTGGGGAGTTTGATCCCGCGATAACGAAGTCCGTTAGGCGTGGTCGCCAGCGCTTAGAAGAGGAGAACGAGCGTCTGCGCAAGGCTGCAAACGAAGCATTCAATCTCAGCAACACCCCCCTATTGCTGCCTGCTGCCGGCCAAACCTCTGCCGCGGGTACGGGCGATGTAATTAGCGGCGGTGCCCGTCGTCTCGTTCCAGGGCGCACAGAAACCACACTCGGCGCCCCTGGCGAACGCGGAGCTGCTCAACAAGGCCCCCTACCATCAGTCGCCGTTGGCGTACAGCCAGCAGTTGCTGGCAGGTTGGCAGAGCAGTTTGACAATTTGGGCAAATCTGTCGATAGGGCACGCCGCCCCTTGCGCGATATTTACGTAGATATTGATAAGACTACAAGAGCGAGTAATGGCAGCGTAAATAGTCTGGAAGCGCAGATAGGCGCCTGGACCGAACTACGCAATGCCGTTGGCCGTACCGCGCCAGCATTCGGCACAGCATCCAAAAAGCTGGAGCAGCTCACGGCACAACGGGAGCGCATTACTGGGGGGCGCCGCCTAAGCGGGATGCAGCTCGCGCAGGGTGTCGGCGCGGCGCTTAGCGGTGGCATCTTCGGCGGCCCCGAGGGCCTGATCGGCGGTCTCGGCGGCTTGGCCGTGGGCGGCGTGGGCGGCGCTTTCGCTGGCGCGGCTTTTGGTGCGCAGGTCGGCATGTTCCGCCAGCAGCTCGGCACAGTGACCGACTACTCGGCCCGCATCGACAAGCTCCAGATCGCTCTGCGCGGCATCGTCGGCTCACAGGACGCCTATAACCGCGCTCTGGCGGCTGCCGACTCCGTAACCCGCGATCTCAACATCCCCCAGGAGGTTGCGATCCAAGGCATGACCCGCCTGAGCGCCGCCGTCAAGGGCGCCGGTGGCACGGTTACCGATTCGGCCTTTGCGTTCCGTGCCGTAAGCGAGGCAGTTAAAGCCACTGGCGGCAACGCCGAGCAGGCCGATGGCGCCCTCCTCGCACTCACGCAGGTCTTCTCCAAAGGCAAGGTCAGCGCTGAAGAACTCAACCAGATCGCTGAGCGACTTCCCGGCACTTTCACCCTCTTCGCCAAGGCGGCCGGAATGACCGGCCCTCAGCTGCAGAAGGCGCTCCAGGAGGGCCAAGTAGGTCTGAACGACCTAATGAAGTTCCTGCAGCTAATCAGCACTGAGTACGGACAAACGGCACTCAAGATCGCCGATTCCAGCCAAGAGGCAGGCGCTCGCCTAAGCGTTGCAATGAAGAACATGCAGCTAGAGGTGGGACGCGCTCTGCAACCTATCGGTGCTTCGCTGCAAAGTGCGTTTGCGGATTTCATCACCAAAATTACACCATCAGTAGTTTCGGCTATGAAGGGAATAGCCGCTGCGTTTGAGTTTTTAATTGAAAACAAAACTGCTTCGGGCCTAGCGACGTTTGCCTTGCAGCTGGGTGCCGTTACAGCAGGTCTAATTGCGCTGCGTAGCGCCATGGCTACACTCGCCGCTGTAAACATTGCATCTATGTTTACAACTACTGCTGCATCAGCTAAAATTACAGGCGACGTATTAACTACAACAGCAGCTAACGCCGGAGGTCTAACCACAAAACTTGCGGGTTTGCGCGGTGCTGTAAGTGCCTTGGCCTTATCCTTCGCTAAGCCTATAATTCTTACAGTGGGTATCGCAGGTGTTGTCGTAGTAATAGATTATCTTAATAAGTTGAACGCGGCTAAAGACAGACTAAAGCGGGCTAGTACAGCTAGTAAAGGTGAAAACTGGCTTCAAGAAATAGGGGGAAGCGCTACCGATGTAGCTACGTTGCGAAAACAGGTACAGGCCGCAGGCGATACATATCAATACCTTGCAGACAAAATTAAACAGGCCAAAGCAGAGCAAGCTACAACACCGTTTAAGCCAAGAAAAGAGTTTTTACAGAAGCAAATAGACGCGGATATGGCCGATCTGGCGGTAGCGCAATCTCGATATAGAGCGGGCATTAACGCTCTTGCGCAACGCCCTGCAGCTACATCCGGTCTGTCCACATTTCCCACCCCCGCCACAGACGACGAAAAGAAGAAAAAGTCAGCTGCAGACAAGGCCGCGCGTGACGCTCAAGCCGCGGCTGCCGAACAACAGCGCCTGGCCAACACCCTGCTCGACCAGCAGCTCAACGCAGCGGACAGGCTGTTCCAGCACCAAATCGAGCTGGACCGTCAGCGCTACGAGCTGCAGAAACGCCTAGACGACGCCCAAGCACAGAATCGCATCATGCGCGAAACTGGTGCAGCACGCGACATCGTAAGCAACTTTGAGGACTTGCAGCGCAGCTTGCGCGAAATCGAGGAGCGTCGTGTCCGCGCAGTTCAAGACGTGCGCCTGGCTAAGCAGACGCAACAAACTGCTACAGTGCGTGCCGCTTTTGCAGACCAAGGTGCAGCGGCACTAAGCGCCGGTGGTACGGGCATCAGTGCTACTGCCATCGCAAAGGCAACTGCAGAGGCAGCAAAATTCACAGGCATTGCAAACCAGTGCTCTGAGGCTGTTAAGAGCTTCTACAAGTCTTTAGGTATAACTTTGCCCGGTGTAACTGCATGGGCAGACACAGTACGCAATGCAGGTACGGTTATGCGGGACTGGAGTAAACTGCGTCCCGGCGATATTGTTGCTACTGGGCGTCCCGGCGATACTCCGCATGTAGGCGTGTACACAGGTGGAAATAATGTGTTCCACCAGTCTCGTAAGCGCGGTCTTACTGCTGGTAACTACCCCGATTTGGATTATTTCAAATCAGGGTATTTCGTACGTCCCACACAATCTGCCGGAACCGCGCGGATGCCCACAGGCGCCGCAGCCCAACAGAATCGCGCAATCAGAGCGAGCGGTGGTGCGGTCATCGAGGGTCTCGACGTAAACAAGGCCGAAGCGCAGCTACAACTTGTCGAAGACAACGCAGCTAAGGAACGCGCCACGCTATTTGAGCAATTCACGCTCAAGGCCACAGATGCCCTTAGGCAACAAAACGCGACAATGCGCGATAGTAACGAACTGCAGACTCTGCGTAATCGCCTCACCCTAGAAGGCGTGCGCCCTGAGTTTATAGACCTGGAAGAACGCTTACTCGGTATCAGGCAAGAGCAAAACCAAGCACAAACTACGTACAATCAGCTTGTTAAAGCTAACCCCGATAGAGCAGCCGAACTTCAGAGCGTCTTAGCTGCGCAGAACGAACAGTACGCCGAGCGTGCGCGGCTTCTGCGAGAAAATGCGGAAGCTGCAGAAGCCTTCAACAAGGCAATGCGCACTCGCCAAGACGAACGCATCGGCCTCGGCTTACGCGAAGGCGCCGAAGCTTACGTCCAGTCAATCGGCACCATGCGCGAGGCCACGGCCCAGCTCGCCCAGACCGGCATCAAGGGCGTCGAGGATGCCATCTTCAGCCTCGTCACCACCGGCACCGCCAACTTCCGTGAGTTCGCCGCCTCGATCCTTAAGGATACCGCTCGCATGATCATTCAGCAAATGGTGCTGCGCAGCATCATGCAGATCATTGGCGCCGTTGCTCCTGGTGGCTCGCCAGCATCGGCCCTTGTTCCTGGTATGCCCTTCAACCCTGCGAGCATCCCCGGCATGGCATTCGCGTATGGCGGAGTCTTCGCCAAGAACAACGTGGTGCCCTTTGCCCTGGGTGGCACGTTCCCACGCAACGTCACCGCTTACGCTATGGGCGGCATCGTCGATAAGCCGACGCTTTTCCCCTTCGCCAACGGCGGCGCCGGCCGCCTCGGCCTTATGGGCGAGGCTGGCCCGGAAGCCATCATGCCCCTCCGCCGCCTCCCCAGCGGAAGACTGGGCGTCGAAGCAGGTGGCGCTGGAATGGGCGTCGTCGTCAACGTGAACGTGGACGCCAAAGGCACCGCCATCGAAAGCGATCAGAGCAGCGGCCAAGCGCTAGGCGCAGTCGTAGGCGCAGCCGTGCGTGCGGAGATCGTCCAGCAACAGCGCCCAGGCGGACTACTTGACTCCAGTCGCCGGCGATGACGACATTTACATACACACCCGATTTTCCTGCAGAAGAGCGGTCACAACCGCGCATCCGTGGGTACGAGGCAAACGGATTCACGCTCCGCGTCGAAGATGGAATAAACCTTCTCACAGATAAGTGGCCGCTTACATTCTCCGCTCGCAACTCCACCGATCGCACTAATCTGCTGAGCTTCTTCGCCACGCAGAATGGCACAACCCCCTTCACCTGGGTAACGCCCTTCAACGAAACAGCTCAATTTATCTGCACAACCTGGGACTTAACCCTCGACTCGTGCCACCTTACAACAATCTCCGCTGAGTTTCAACTGGTCTACGTACCAGGGCAAACCAACATAGCCGTAAGTAATGTACCTTCAACCGCCTTTACATGGATCCCTGACTTCACTACATCAAGAAACTTAGATAGCAAAGCGCGTAGGTCCGAATACGGGGATGGTTACGGACAGTCCGTAACTTTTGGCATAAACGCAGAAACAGAGAAGTGGTCACTCGTACTCAATAATCTCACCAACTCGCAACGTGATGCCATCCGCGCTTTCTTGCGTGGAGCGGCCCGCACACCCTCATTTGAGTGGCAGAACCCCTTAGGCGAAACCGGCGACTATATCTGCGATGCCTGGACAACAACCTTTAACAAGTTTAACAACAGTTCTATTCGTGCTGACTTTACACGAGTCTACGGTACGTTCCTTGTGTCCTTCGCAGGCTACGCACCGGGCTTCAACGCAATTATCTCTTACGACTTTGCAGGTGGCTTCGCTTATCCTTCGGCTCCTGGCATCAATGCAACGATCGAGGCGGACTTTACGGCCGGTATTGCCTCCGCACCAGCGCCCGGTATCAGCGTAATTATCGACGCAGACTTTACCGGGGGTGTAGGTTACACCGATACGCCGTCACCGCCACCTACAGGTGCAGATAGCTCCGCAAGCTTCTGGAGCGACTGGGCCTATTACGATCCCGACATATTCTTGTACGCGCAAGCAGCAGCCGAGACGCCCGTGTACTGGAACAGGTGGCAGTCCTGGACCGAAGACCCTCCGCTGCTGTTTGAGGAGTCGTCCTAGGCCTCGCTACACTGAGCACATAAGCGTCCATCATCTACGCCCTACCCGTTATGGCAGCTCCCAACATCAAATCAGGCAGCTCGGTCACGACGGTCACCGGCAAGACCGTGGGCTATGCGGTCACCACCACCATGGCCGCCGCGCTTAGCAACGCCGCCAGCAGCGGCAAGGTGCTGAAGATCAACAGTGTCTACTGCGCCAACGTGGACGGCACCGCAGCAGCTGACATCAGTTTGGAGCACTACAACGGCA